GTACTGTGACTTATGTTTCGTATGCGAATAATACTTTGTTTGTAACACCAGCACCGTCTTTCGGAAATAGTAATGCTTTATTATCAATTGGTAGAAATCTAGTATCAACAACTGTGAACATTTACAATACAGTCGGAACTCCAGGAACACCTTTCTTAACAACACAATCGGGTGAAGTATTACTAACACAAAGTGGTGATGTACTAACACTAGGAATATAAAAAAATGGCAACAGTAAAACTAACAGATTTACCCTACATCACAGCACTACAATCTAACACAGCTAACACGATTCTTCTTGGTGTAGATGTGCCCGGTGATTTCACAGGTCAATTGACACTTACAACTTTAGCTGTTGGTTTGTATTCAAACAACAACCTAAAAGTTGGTAACAATGACATCATTTATGCAAATGCTGTGGGACAATTCACCGGAAATTCTACACAGTATTTACAAGTAGCAGTAAGAAATCAAGACAGTGATGGCTCTGGCGATTTCGTAGTCACAGCGGATGATGGAACAGATGGTACACACTTTCTAGATTTAGGTTTGAATGGTTCAACGTATAGTGATCCCGATTACTCAGCAACAAAAGCACATGATGGTTATTTGTACGTCAACACAAATGATGCTGAAGGTAACTTAGTTCTTGGAACAACTTCTTCATTAGGTAGAATCAATTTTATTGTTGGTGGAACAGAAAGTACCAATATCGTTTCGTATATCTCATCGTCAGGAATATATTCACCATCAATCGATTCTCTAGTCGCAGCTAACGTAGCAACACTTCGCGGTGAGATAACGGCTAATGCTGATAGTGCTAATTCTGTGATCAATTCTAGAATTAGTTCTAATATTGCTACAGCAAACTTATTCACTCAAGCAGCATTTGATAAAGCAAATAATGCACTCGCAAACACGAATGGTGTTTATACTGCTGGTGATTTTTACATGTCAGGTGATGGCTTCGTTAATGGCACATTTACATTAGCGAACTCGACGTTTGGTGCAACAGAATCTGCGATGACGATTAAAGCCACTGCAACAGTGCAAACTCCGTCGCAATCCGGAACAATGCTCCACATTTCAGGTAAAGCAAATACACCTTCTAGAATTATTTTCGATTCATTCAGTACTGACGGTTCAGCTTATGGTATAGTGGCAGGCCGCACTGCGCGTGGAACAGTTTCATCTCCAACAGCAACACAAAACAATGATGTTTTAATGCGTTTAGCTGGCAACGGTTGGGGCACAACAGGATTCGCACCACTAGGCGTCGCACGTATCGATATCGTTGCTACAGAAAACTATACAGATTCGGCTCGCGGATCGAGAATTTTATTTTACAACGTTCCCAATGGTTCTAATGTTGTAAATCTAATTGCTTCTTTTAATGCTAATACAGTAGAGTTTACAGGAACAGTTGCGCCAGAAAAAGGATTCATTTATACGCCGAATGTACTCTCCACAATTACTTCTTTTGCATTAGATTTTCAGAGAGATAATCTAGTTAAATTCAATATAACAGATAACTTAACGATCACACTGTCAAATTATGTTTACGGTAAAGTTGTTGAGATGTGGATTACAAACTCTGCAGCACAAAATAAAACAATCACACACGGTTGTTTAGCGAATAATTCAACTTCTAAAGCAACTACATTCACAATACTTTCAAACTCATGTGCTTATCTGAGATACTTCAGTATTGATGGTGATCAAGCAAACACATTCGTTTCTATTACTGCTTAACGGGATTTAGTATGGCATCTAATACAGGTATTCTTACTTACAATTCTGGTGTTTATAACACTCTACTGAACTACAATGCTCCGAGTTCAACAGTCGGTTCGACTGGCAAAATTTTAGGCACACTCTATTGTTTCCTATCACAAGTCGAGCCATGGGAAACAGAAGAAGTTCCGCCTACACCAGAGCAAACACAAAGATACATTAAAAACGTATTTAAAAATATGTTTGTCGCAAAGAAAATAACGACGAACGATATGACACCAGTGATTCAGCGAATAAATTGGCAAACTGGCACTGTCTACGATTATTATTCAGACACGACCAATATGTTTGAACTTAATGCAGAAGGTTACTTAGTTAGAAAATTCTACATAAAAAATAGATTCGATCAAGTTTTCAAATGCCTATGGAATAACAACGGCGCTGCGTCTACTGTTGAACCTTATTTCGAACCAGGAACTTACAACGCGAATCAAATTTTCCAAGGTGCTGATGATTATAAGTGGAAGTATATGTACACGATTTCAGCGGGTGTGAAAATCAAATTCATGGATGAAAATTGGATGCCAGTACCTGCAGGAAATACTGTTCCAAATGCTGTTGGTAGTTTGTCTGGTATAGGTTCTATCGATGTCATCAATGTGATTAGCGGCGGTACTGGTTACGATGAAGCAAATGCACCGATCACTATAACTATCACGGGCGACGGTAACTTTGCTACAGCGAATGCTGTTGTAACAGGGAATGTAATCACAGACATACTCGTAGCGAATACTGGCTCAAACTATAGTTTTGCTAACGTTGCTATTACATCTTCAAGCGGCTCAGGAGCAAATGTAATTGCACCAATTTCACCAATCGGTGGGCACGGCTATAATCCCATATCAGAATTGGGTGCAAGAAACATTATGTTGACTGCAACTTTTGATACTGATGAAAACGGTAATATACCAACGAACATTGACTATAGACAACTCGGTATCTTAGTAAATCCATACGCTTATTTCGGCGTTACATATGGTTTAGCAAATGCTGAGATATATAAGACAACAACTGATTTTACAGTGTCTTCAGGTTTCGGTGCATATACACCAGATGAAATTATCTATCAGTCTGCGAACGGTTCTATTTTAGGTGCGACATTTAGTGCTAGAGTTTTGAGTTTCGATAGTACTTTTAATATAGTTAAACTGATAAATACATACGGAACTGCATTAGAAGATACTGTTCTTTACGGTCAAACAAGCGGTACAGCAAGAGTTTTATTGCAACAACAAACACCAACATTCATTAAGAATTCTGGTTATCTAACATACTTAGTCAATCGAGCACCAGTTCAAAGAAATGCCGATGGTTCTGAACAATTTAAACTGGTTTTAAGTTTTTAAAGGATAAAAATGCTAAACTTCAACGTCGATCCTTATTACGATGATTTTGATCCGAATAAAAATTTTCACAGGATTCTTTTTAAGCCTGGTCGTGCCGTTCAAGCTCGCGAACTAACACAAGCACAAACAATTCTGCAAGACCAAGTTTCTAAATTTGCAGATCACATCTTTAAGCAAAATACACCTGTGACTGGTGGTCAAGTCACGATCAATAATCGTTCGACATATCTGAAGTTAAATGCGACGTATAATGATAACGATATCGTTGCTGAAGATTTTCAAAATGAAATCATTACAAATACGGATGGAACAGTTTTCGCTAAAGTTGTAGCAACAGAAGAAGCAGTTTCTGGTGATCCCCCTACTCTATTCATAACATATCTTTCTGGTTCAAAGTTCTCTGCTGGCGATTTAATTCTTTCTAGTTCAGGAACAACTGCTCAAATTGCGCCTACAGATTTCACTGGCTTTGCAACGACAGCTTCGATTTCAGAAGGTGTTTTCTACATCGTTAACGGTTACTCATTCTCATCAGTACAAAACGATGACGGAACATACTCTAGATATTCTATCGGCAATTTCGTTTCTGTGCAACCACAAACAATCGTTGTGCAGAAATATGGCAATACACCAACAAGAAGAGTTGGTCTAGACATCTCTGAGTATGTAACTGATTATGTCACAGATCCTTCGCTATTAGATCCAGCAATTGGCGCTACTAACTATCAGGCACCAGGTGCTGATCGATACACGATTAAACTATCGCTAACAACTTTACCTCTATCACCAGGTGCTGATTCAAACTTCATTGAACTTGTTAGAATCACTAACGGTATTGTTCAACGTCTAGTAAACGGAACAGTATATGCTACGATTGATGACTACATTGCAAAGAGAACATACGATACTAATGGTGACTTTATTGTCACCGATTTCAAATTAGTTCCGAAAGCAAACACAGCAAACGTAGATACTTATAAGCTTCAAATTGGACCAGGTTCAGCATATATCAAGGGTTATAAAGTAGAATCTGTGCGTGATATTACTCTTGAAGCACCAAGAGCAAGAGAGTATGAAACACTGAACAATAATAATCTGACAACAGATTATGGTAATTACATCTACGTAAACAATATCTCTGGTGCTTTTGATGCAACGAAGGTTATACTTGTTGACTTCCACACTATCAATGTAAACTCATCGATTGTAACAACAAATAGCACAACTTATAATTCAACTAAAGCAGGCTCTGCTTATTTGCGCGGTCTGGAATATGAAACAGCATCTGATGCTGCAAATACACAATCATATGTTTACAAGGCTTATCTCTCAGAGTTTAAGAACTCTACACTAAGCACAAACGCAGCAGCAACAGGAACAACAACTACAATTCAACTATTCGATACTAATGGTAAATTCTCTTCTGTTGCAAATGCATACTACGGCGCAACAGTAACTATTGATTCTGGTACATCGGCAGGTGATCGTCGTAAGATTGTTGCTTACAATGGTGGTACTAAAACTGCAACAGTTGATGTCGCATTCACAGTGATACCAGATACAACATCAAATGTTACGATTCGTTTTGATGTTGAGAACTACAACATGATGGTTGCTCCAACATCTAGCGGCTTTAATCGTTCTGCTTCTGCGGGTGTTGACCCTTCAAGCAAGACAGACGGTATCGTAAGTGGTGTGAGCATACTGC